CCGCGAGCTGATCGCGTTCGGCATTACCGACAAGGAGTCGATCACTAAGCAGATTGCGGAGGACGAGCGCGAGATCGTTCGGCAGGCGACGGCCAACGGCAAGTCGGCGCCCGAGGTCATGTATGCGCTCGCGGTCGCCAAGGGGTATCAGGCGCCAGCCGCCGAGCAGCAACAGCAGCAGACGACACAGCAGCAGACGACACAGCAGCCCGCCGGCAAGACCCCGGCGCAGGAGACCGTCGAGCGCATTCAGCAGGGTCAGGAGACCGGCAAGACGCTGACCGGGGCTGGCGGCGGGGCGGCGACCGGGCTCACCATCGAGCAGTTCCTCGCCATGACGCCTGACGAGATTCTGGCCATGCGCGGCACGCCGCAGGGCCGTGCGCAGCTCCAGGCGATCGGCGCCTACTAAGGCTCCTGGCGGTTGCGCTTGGGCTGCAGGCAGCGCCGATGGCTTTCTAGCCACGCCGCGATATCGGCCTCCTTGACCAACACGCGGTTGCCGATCTTGAGGTAAGGTAGCTCGCCCTCAGCCATCGCACGGTCGAGGGTGCGCATAGACAATGGCACGCGCTTCTTGAGGTCTTTGCGCAGGTACAAGGTTTCAGGGTCTGTGCTAGCCATGTCGTCGCCCGTGGTCGAATCGTTATCAGAGGCTAACGATTACGCTCTCCTGCAAAGTTCGCAACAAGGGAGCATTTCCAGGAATCTCGGGTGAAATACTCCCTTGTTGACGAGTGTTGCCAAGACATCGCAGCGATGCTATATCAGCATCATTCGATGGTGCTGCGGGGTAGAGCAGTCTGGTAGCTCGCCTGGCTCATAACCAGGAGGCCGCTGGTTCAAATCCGGCCCCCGCTACCATCCATCGCCGGGTGGCGTCGTAATCCGCCAACGCGACCAGCGCGCGTAATCGCTGTGCACGACTGGCCCCGTGATCGGCCGACATCAGTTCAACCGATCCAAAGGGCACAGCCATGCAAGGGGATTTCCCCGTCAACGACCCATCAGCGGTCAAAATCTGGTCGAAGAACGTCGAGGTTGCCGAGCGCGAGTACGCGGAGATCGCGCCTCTGATCGGCAGCGACGCCAACAGCATCATCCAGGAGCGGAGCGAGCTGGAGAAGGGGCCCGGCGATCAGGTCAAGTTCACCCTGCGCGCTGTTCTCCAGGGTGCCGGCTTCTCCGAGGGCGAGACGGCCGAGGGCAACGGCGAGGCGCTGACGTTCAGTCAGGACTCCATCATCATCAATGAGCTTGGCCACACCATCGTCACGCCGAGCGAGAACACGATCGACGCGCAGCGCGTGCCGTTCAACCTGCGTGCCGAGGGGCGTGACGGCCTCGGCGAGTGGTGGGGCAACCGCAAGGCCGTTTCGATCTTCAACCAGCTCTGCGGCTACACCCCGGCGAACACGGTCAGTCCGACCAGCGGCCCCAAGTTCACCGGCCTCAATCCCGTCATCGCGCCGACCTCGGGCGCCGGCCTGATCCGGCATATTTGGCCTGGGGCCATCACGAGCGACGAGGCACTCACGTCCACCGAGACCTTCACCACGGCGGTGATCGACCGGGCCGTGACGCGGGCGATTCTCGGTCACCAGCGGATCAAGCCGGTGATGGTCAACGGGCAGCCTCGGTGGGTCATGTACATCCATCCGGTGCAGGTCGAGCAGCTTCGCACCAACGCCGGGGCTGGCGGGTGGCTCGACATCCAGAAGCAGGCCATCGCGGGCGCCGGCAAGCACGGCATCTACAATGGCGCGCTCGGCGAGTGGAACCGTGTCGTGCTGCGCTCCTCGCAGAGTGTCACGAACGGTGTCAACAGCAGCACGGGCGCCGTGATCACGAACGTCAAGCGCGCGGTGCTCCTCGGCGCGCAGGCCGCGGTCTGTGCCTACGGCCGGAAGACGAACCCCGCGAAGAGCAAGTATCGCTGGTCTGAGGAGATCAAGGACCACGGCCGCCGCCTCGAGGTCGGTGCCTGGGGCATCTTCGGCTGCAAGAAGGCGCAGTTCAACACGCCGAACCTGTCGACTGGCGCGATGGTGCCCGTCGACTACGGCACGCTCGTCGTGTCGACCTGGGCGCCGAACCCGTAGGAGTGACCTGATCCTTGAACCGTACAAAGCACAGAAGGACACCAGCAGATGCCCACTAACGTATTCGGCCAGCAGGCGCGCGAGCACCACGAGCAGCAGGTTCATTACCTGCGGGTGACGATCGCGCCGACGCCTGGTGTGTTTCAGCCGTTCCCGAATGCGCTGCCCGCTGGGGCAAACATCCTGCGCGTTTTGACGGCCATCCGTACCGTGTTCAACGGCACCACGCCTACGCTCAGCGTCGGCACGTCCGGCACGCCGGGGCAGGTTGTCAACGCTGCCGCGACCGCTACCTGGGACGTTGCCGGCCGCAACAACCCGGCTATGGCGGCGTCTGCCGCTGCGGTGTCGTTCGCGGCCGTGACGCAGCTCGGTGTGACGCTTGCCGGCGCTGGCATGAATGCCGGCGATGGCGATGTCGAGATTGAGTACACCGTTCGCAACTGACGGTAACTGACGCCCTGCCGCGCGAGGCTGATCTATGCGAGGACAACGCATGTTTGTCGCACCCGCTTACAGCTTCGCGCGGCCGAACGACGCTACGCCTTACGCGGCTAACGACCTGATCGCCAACAGCACGACGGCTGGTCAGGTTGTGCCGATGCAGTTCAACCTCGAGAAGATCAGCAACCGCGGCAAGATCGTAGCAGTGCGGCTGTTCACTGACAACGAGGTTGTCGTCAATGCCAATTTCAACCTGCACCTGTTCCGGGAGCTGCCGGTGCCAGGTGTCGGTGACAATGCGCCGTTCGCGGTGGGTTCAGCGAGACCGCACCTTGGCGCGGTGGCTTGTGACATGACCGCAGGCTCGTTCGTTACCGCGACCGACAAGGCCAAGCGGTTCGCACTGACCGTGCCGATCGTCTTCGAGGCGCCTTTCGAGCAGCGCGTGATCTACGGCCTCCTGCAGGCGGCTGCGATCTACACACCGGCCGCCCTGGAGGTCTTTGAAGCAACCCTCGAGATCGAAGGATGATCCGTGAGTACCCGCGATGCAATGATGGCGCGCATTAGGCGCGACCTGCGGCGCGGCACGACGCTTGACGCGGATATCCTTGACGCCATCAACGACGCCATCGCTGCTTATCGTGCGGATCGGTTCGCCTGGGCCGAGAGCCGCACGCAGGCCACGTTCGACACGGTAGATGGTCAGGAGTTCTACACGGCCGCGGATGACGAGGCGCTTGGCCGTCTGATTACGGTGGATTGGATCACCGTGACAATCGGCACTCAGCCGTACAAGCTCAATTACTACAGCCCCGAGACGATCGAGCTTTGGGCGTCGACCACGACAAAGGGCCAGCCTTACGCGTGGACGCGATACGAGGACAAGTTGCGGCTCTATCCGATGCCGGCCGCGGTGTACCCGAGCCGCGTGGCTGGCGCGTTCTCGGTGGCGGCGCCGGCTACGGGCGGCGAGACCGGCAATCCGTGGATGACTACGGGCGAGCGCCTGATCCGTTGCCGCGCCAAGCTCGAGCTGGCGGTGCACCGACTCCGCGCCCCGGCTTTGGCCGCGGACATGCAGCCTCTGGTCGAGGATGCCTATTCGCAGCTCAAGACCGAGAACAACAAGAAGACCGGCACCGGCTATGTGAGGCCGTACTGGTGACACGATGGCACTGACTCCGTTCGCAGAGTGGCGTCCTGACGTGTCCGACCTCTCCGGTCGGCACACGCAGATGCTGCGCGGGTGCGTGCCCCGTAACGACGGTTATGGGCCGTGGCAGTCCATGCAGGAGTTCACCAGTGCCCTGCCGAAGCCGTGCCGCGGCTATTTCCTGGCGCGGCGCCCGGATAGCACCATCGCGATCTTTGCCGGCACCGACGACAAGCTCTGGCTTCTCGACAATACGACGTTCACATGGATGGACGTGTCGCTTGGCGCTGGCACGTACACGACGCTGGCGACCGACGCGCACTGGCAATTCGAGCAGTTCAACAATTTCGTGCTCGCCACTCAGCGCAACGTGGTGCTGCAGCGGTTCGACCTCTCCATCGGCGCGGCCTTTGCCAACTGCCCCGGCAGCCCGCCGCAGGCGGGGGCCATCGCGGTTATCGGCGGCTTTGTCGTGCTTGCCGATCTTCTTACCAACCCGTTTCGCGTCCACTGGTCCGGGCTCTTTAATACGACGCAATGGACGCCGGGCACAGGGCTGTCGGATGTTCAGGATATGCCGGACATCGGCCGCGTGCGGCGGGTGGCTGACATGAGTCAGGATGTCGGCTTGGTCCTCGGCGATGGCGGCGTCCGGCGCATGTCGTTTGTGCCGGGCTCCACTGTGGCCTTCAACATCGACCGCTTTCCCGAGAAGATCGGTATTCTCGCGCCTTATTCGCTCGTCACGGCCGCGGGGTTTGCGTTCTTCCTCTCGAGCAGGGGCTTTGTCGCTGCCGGCCAGGATGGCGCGATCGAGTTCATTGGCGAGGAGAAGGTCGACCGCACATTCCTGGGGAACAGTGTCGCGACGCCGGCCGCGCTCGGCGGGCTCGCTTACGACAGTGGCGCTCCGCAGCTCGTCATCGGGGCGTCCGACCCTCAGAACAACCGTATCGTGTGGGCCTATAAGAGCGTCACTGGCCTGGCTGGGGCCTTCGATCGCGCGTTCGTGTACCATTGGACACGCAAGCGGTGGGCGCCCGTCACCGTCATGGGCGAGTACCTGGCTCAGGTTGCAAAGCCCGGCATCACGCTCGAGTCGCTCGACGCCATCGCGCCGGGTGCCATCCCGATCGTGGGAGCCGCGAACAATGGCAGTGGCGCTATTCGGATCACGGTTGCGAGCACTGCCGCGCTCACAACTGGCATGTTCAAGACGATCAGCGGTGTTGTGGGCACGACAGAAGCCAACGGCAACTGGACGATCACCGTCATTGATGGAACGCATTTCGACCTCAATGGATCGACCTTCGCGAATGCCTACGTTTCAGGTGGCGTGGTAGCCGGTTCGCTCGACACGCTCCCATTTTCGCTCGACGACATCAGCACTGCTGTCATTCCAGGCTTGTCGGCGTTCGACACGTCGCACAAGCTCGGGTTTTTCACGGGTGAAACGATCGAAGCGCGCCTTGAAACGCCCGAAATGAAAAAC